GAAAGTTAGAAATCGAAAATGATGTACTAAGAAGTGCGTTAAAGGTGACTTTATGAATTGGGGGCATAATCCAGTCCCTAAAACAACGTATCCAAAAGGGAAGAAAAAGAAATTAGAGATTTATAAGGGGAAAAGTATTCCAACAAGAAAAACACGATCATCCATTAGTAAACGAGAGTATAACCGAGTAATTGAAGAACATGGGGAAGTTTGTCTGGAATGTAATAATCCATATATTGAAATACATCACGCTCGTTTTCGTTCACAGCAGGGAAAAGGGAACTTTAGGAATCTTATCCCATTGTGCAAAGAACACCATATGAAGTGCCACAAAGACTTCAATTACGCTGAAAAATGGCGAGAGTGGCTAGTAAAACGTTATGGTAGTTACTTTTGGTGCGATAAGTACGATTTATGGAAGATGGGGTTAATAAAAGATCCGACAAATGAAGAATTTGAAAAATTTATGGAGAGTGAGGAAAAATAGTGAATCTCTATATATCTACTAACTTAACTAGAAGTGTAGACAACGAGAGATTACTACAAGTGGAAGTGAATTTAGAAGCACCAACAAATAAAACTTATTACATTATCGAATCGGAGGAAACAAAATGATCAATCGAGTGGTATTAGTAGGGAGACTTACAGCAGAACCAAATTTAAAATACACACCAAACGGCGTAGCAGTTGCAACTTTTACTCTTGCAGTAAATCGAGCATTTTCAAATGAACAAGGGGAACGGGATGCAGATTTTATCAACTGTGTAGTATGGAGAAAACCAGCTGAGAATGTAGCGAATTTCTTAAAAAAAGGTTCATTAGCAGGTGTTGAAGGACGTATTCAAACTCGAAATTACGATGGACAAGACGGTAAGAAAGTATATGTAACTGAAGTTGTAGCCGATTCTGTACAGTTTTTAGAGCCTAAAAACAATGGGAATACAAATACATCTGAAAGTAAAAAAGAAAGCAATACAGGGCAAGGGAATAGCTTTGATGATAACCCTTTTGGTGGAAAGACGATTGATATTGATGATCAAGATTTACCTTTCTGATGAAGGGTGGACCAATAATGCGAAGTAAAAGGAGAGAAGGATAATGAATTTATTAATTTCAAGTTTAACATGGTGGCAGATTGCTTTATTAGGAATTTATTCACTTTACACTTTAATTAGGGCATTTTGGATATTCAATAGTGGATTAAGAGAAGCAATGATTGGAAGTAGTAAGGATATTCAGCTTTATCATATTTTATGGGCGATAATTGATATTCCTGCAATGATTTTAGGAACACTTTTCCCATTATTTAAGAAACTATTTTCTATTCCTGTTATTCCATTAAAGAAAAGATAGTTAGTACACATTACGACAATAAAACGAAAAACAAGTTTAGGAGTTTAATATGCAACAACAAATACAAGAACTAATTAAACAATACGAAGGAGAGATTTCTCTCCTTCTTACCCAAAAGAATAAATTAACTCCAGGTGACTATTCATATGCGATTTGTGAAGTAGCAGCGTTACGATTACAAAAGGTTGTAACTGATCTAAGGGGGATTCTATGAGTGGTCGAGCAGCTAAACAAAAGGGTTGGCGAGGGGAAAATGAAATCACTAAATTAATCCCTGGAACGAAACGAGTATTCGGAAGTGGTGCGTTTGGTTCAGTATCAGAGGAATTAAAGAATGATGTAACGTTACCTAATGGAATGAAAGGTGAAGTGAAACGTAGAAAAAGTGGTGGAAAATTCTTTTATGATTCATTAGAACAAGATGGTGCGGATGTGATGTTCTTTCGAGCAGATAAGAAAGAATGGTTGGTTACAATGACGATAGATAAATTTAAAGAATTATTAGGTGATAAATAAATATCAAGGAGTGGTATAGATGAAAAATGAAATCGTACAAAAGATAGATGGATATTTACACGCATTGGCTAAAAGTTTAGGTGTTGCAAGTGAATATGTAATGAAAACATTAACACATCAGATGTTTATCGAAGGACTTGTTTATAGTATTTTCACAATGTTATTTATAGTTGTCGGTGGATTTGTATTATACAAATTAATTAAAACTGCTATGAAATATTGGGATGACCTTTACGACAAAGATATGGAAGCACCTGTAATTATTGGTTTGGTTATTTTAAGTATTGTTTATATTGTAATTACTATTGTCGGAATTATTGATTTACCAGAAGAAGTTATGAAAGCTATGAATCCAGAATACTACGCATTAAAAGAAATTCTGAAAGTATTTAAATAATAAAAGGATGGTGTCTAATGATAATTCAAATAGAAAATCCTATCTATGAAATAACTAAGCTATTAAACGGTGAAGATGATGAGTGATACAGAACAATTAAAACAATTATACGCACAAGCAAATTCATTGAATGAAGAATTACCTGCAGACTTAATTAAAAAGTTATCAATCTACGGTTCTATCTTACGGATAACAGGAAAACTCCATGCAGATAGTTTGAAAGACTGGAAGATGGCAGAAGCGAAACGTAAAGAAACAATTGCAACAGTTTATACTTACGATCCAGAAGGTACAGTAAAAGATAAAGAATATAAAGGTGAAGTCGCAGCAACTCAATTTAGACAAGAAGAAGCAATTGCAGAAGCAGAGTGTATGAGATGGAGAAATGCTTATACATCATGCCAAGAGTATATTCAGATATTAAAAATGCAAATAAGAGATACACAAGAAGTTGCGAAAGGTGGAGTGTAAATGGAAAAAGTGAAAGTTAATAAAGTTGTGGCGGGTTGGATTGAAAAACACAGAACAACGGCAAAAGGCGCAAAATATGAAAATCATATCCATTTAAAAATGATTATCCATAATCATGCAAATAGTTTAGGTAAAGAGGGTGTCGACATCGTAACACTTGCAAAAGCGATTCAATACGGTTATGAAGTTGAGTATGAATTTAAGATTGGGGATATACTTTATAGCCATTGGTCGAAAAGATTTATTTTAATAACTGAAGATGGTTATAACTACGAAAAAGAATTATCTATTTCAGCATTATTAGAAAATATTCGTGAAGGTAAAAAATATGATTTAGTTTGCAAAGCTGAAAATCGTGAGGACTTAAAATAAAAGGAGTGTTTACATGACAGTAGCAGAAAAATTAAAGAAAGCAACATTTAAACACATTGAATCAGAATTATACAGCTACCACGACACACTCAAAGAAATTAAGTTCTTACGAAATAACCTCATGTTCTGTAAAGAAAGTGATGATGAAAATATCGGAGGGGGAAGAAGTTCTTTCATTTCTTCTCCTACTGAACAAATCGGCACAAGATTAGCAACACACAAAAAATTAAACAAACTAGAAGAAATCGCAAATGCCATTGAAAAGGTGTATACAGGCTTACCAGAGGATTATCAGAAGTTAGTAAGGGTTAAGTATTGGACAAGACCACAAATACTAACATGGGATGGAATTGCAGAGAATATGCACATTAGTAGAAGGACTGCTTTTAGAATGAGAGATGAAGTAGTTGATGCAGTAGCTCAAGTATTGGGTTGGAGATAAACAGTAGACCAATAATTTTGTTCACCAAAGGAAGTGATTGTTAATGTTAGAAAAAGAAGAAAGAGTAGTTAGATTACTTTCTAAAAGGGCATTCATTTTTACTTGTTCTTATAGAACTGTTTGGGAACAATATATGACTAAAGAAGAAAAAGAAGGTTTTACCTATGATTATTTAGTGATGGATTACATGGTAAATCTTTAGTGAATGTTACGAGGATAATAAGATTTAAATTTTAGAACCAATTGCAAAAGATTGGCACTTTATTGGCACTTTTGAAGTCAAAAACCGTAGTAAAATGATAGTATCAAGAAGTAACGGAAATTACTTCGAGAGGCATTTATATCAATTGCGAAAAATGATTTTACCCCAGTATAATTTTCGATTTCTTCGAGGGTTCTCTTTGTGAGAATCCTTCTTTTTATGTCTAGATGCTTCCTCCCAGAAGTTTTCTATAGATTAGGTGGACTTTCTTAGTGAAAGTGGGCAATATCTCCCTTTGATAGCAGTGGGGCTTGGAGATAATTTGATTAAGGTGGTGAATGTGAATGAAGTATCTAAAAGCTAACATACCAAATACAAAAGAATTAAAGGTATTACATTTATGTGATTTGCATTGGGGAAGTGAAGCACAGGATAAGCAGTTTATGGAGCGTATTAGGTCTTTCATTGACGTTCACCAACCAAGAATACTAATTAACGGTGACTTAATACAAGGTACGATTAAGACAAGTAAAGGTGATTTATACGAGCAACGAATGACACCAGAAGAACAAGTAGATGCTGCGGTAGAGTTTTTTAAACCTTTTGCACATTTAATTGATGGTGTGGTTAGTGGAAATCACGATCAAAGGATTGAACAAGAAGTAAGTATAGATGTAGTAAAAATGTTCTGTCGTTACTTAGATATTGAAGATAAGTATTTAGGTTATGGTGGAGTAGTAGGATACAGTTTGAATAAATGTCATTACTCAATTGAATTGTTTCATGGAGCGCATGGTGCAGGAACAGTTGGGGCATTAGATAGCAAAATGAAGAAATTCCGTAAGACTGATAGTGACATCTTTATGTGTGGGCATTTCCACCAAAAGTTAGTTACTGAATCGTTCTCTTATAAAATTGACCCATTTAACAAACGATTACATAAGGTAAAACGTTATAACATCTGTGGTGGTTGTTGTGTAGGGTATGAGAAGTACGCTGAGCGCATGAGAATGGAAGAACGAGAAACTACTCAATGTGTACTTACTTTAAAAGGAGAGATTAAGAAAAAGAAAATAGAAGTAGAGTGGTTAGTATGATGTCTGATAATTTATACGGATTCGTTAGATGTCTTAATTGCGGAAAGTTTCTTTACAGAACGAAAAGTAAAGTTATTCCAGGTGATAGAGTAGATACTGATGTATTGGTAATTAACTTATTTGGATTTACTAAGACTCAAAAACTAAAAGAAATTGATAGGTCGAAAGTTCAATGTGGATGTGGTTCTAAAAATATTAAGTTGGTGACGAGAATATGGAATCCAAATTCGGCTACATAAGTTGTGATAAATGCAATAAGAAACTATACCGCACTAAAAAGAAAATAGAACAAGGTGAAGAAGTAAAACTAAGTAACATGATGCGAGTAGGCAAAGGTAAGAAGTTTAATAAGATAGCAGATATAGAATGTGATAAGTGCGGTGGGATTAGTTTTAAGTTGGTGAGGGAATGAAAGTACTATGGATATTTACATTTGCGACTATACTCTTTTTATTGGGTTATATGGTGGGTAAAGGTTACTATTAACTTAGTAAAAGGAATTAAAACCATTCTGTCGAATAGATTAATAGGACAGGAGGTAGATAATATGAAAGACCCAGGAATAACTCCAGGTGGTTATATTATTAAGAAAGACCCAGGAGGCGGAGGTAGAGGGTATACTCAAGACCCTGGTGGTGGAAGAAAGTTAGACCCAGGTACTGGAGGGCATTCACTTAGGTGAGTGTCTTTTTATTTTATTAGGTGATTAACAAAGAGGGTGTGAGAGATGAAAGAAAAGCTAACCGACTTACAAAAGAAGTTCTGTGATTTCTATATACAGACAGGTAACGCTACAGATAGCTATATAAAAGCAGGATATAAAACAAAAGGCGATGGTGCTAGAGTGAATGCTAGTCGCTTACTAACAAATGCTAACGTGCAAGAATATATAAAAGAGCGTAATAGTGAGTTAGAAAGCACTAGAATAGCCGATATGAAGGAAGTAAAACAGTTTTGGACTAATATGTTGCGTGATAAACAAATCGAGCCTAAAGACCGTTTAAAAGCTTCTGAATACATTGCGAAAACAAACGGTGCATTCTTAGATAAAGTTGAATTAAATGGTAAATTAGGTGTGACAATTGTAGATGATCTAGATGGTTAGGTTATCAGAAGTCATTGCTCCATCATTTCATGAGATACACAAAGACATTAAGCAAGGGAATCACACTCATTATTGGTTTAGTGGTGGTCGTGGTAGTACCAAATCATCATGTATTAGTGTGGAAATCATCTTAGGGATTATGAAAGATAAAGATGCAAATGCAGTCGTCTTACGTAAAGTAAAAGATACATTAAGAGAGTCAGTCCATGAACAATTGTTATGGGCTATCCATGCGTTAAACGTGTCAGAATACTGGCAAGAGAGTGTTTCGCCTTTGTCATTAACATACATTCCTACTGGACAGAAAATCGTCTACAGGGGCGCAGATAAACCTAAGAGAATCAAAGGGATTAAGTTTAGTAGAGGATATGCGAAATACTTATGGTATGAAGAATTAGACGAGTTTGCAGGTATGGAAGAAATACGTATGATTAATCAATCATTAATGCGTGGTGGTACACAATTTACTGTGTTTTACTCATACAATCCTCCAAAGAGTGCAAATAATTGGGTGAATGCAGAAAAACAACTCACTAGACCAGATCGTTTAGTTCATCATTCAAATTACTTAACTGTACCGAAAGAGTGGTTAGGTGAACAATTCATTATTGAAGCTGAACACCTAAAGGAAACAAAACCGAATGCTTATACTCATGAGTATTTAGGAGAAGTAACCGGTACAGGTGGAGAAGTATTTGACAATGTGAAGATAAGGAAGATTACTGATGAAGAAATTGAATCCTTTGAGAATATTAAACGTGGCGCTGACTTTGGTTATGCGATTGATCCTTTCTCGTACGTTGTTACACATTACGATAGAAAGAAGAAACGATTGTATATCTTCCATGAATTATATAAGGTGGGCTTATCTAACACACAGG